CCTAGACGTGGTACTACCACCAACAGCAAACCAAGAACCAGTGCCTCGAGCGCAAGGGGCAGCAAACCTACTTCCTCTGTGGGCACCTACGACTGGGCCACAGGGTACGGTAGGGTTTGCACCCAACACACCTCTTAATGTGATGTATCTCGGTGGAGCGTACGGAGCACACAGTTACTCATTGGTTGACTTTCTATACTCATGGCTCCACCCCGCAAGCACGAACGCGGACCCAAGAACGATAATGCTACTGATGAGATGGGTGGCGAGGAAATGGAAATGTCAGGTCGACCTGGAGAGTGGCAGAATACGAGCAATTTTAAGCGAGAATAGATGGACACCCCTCTTCGAAGTGAACCAATCTTTTAATGGTACAAATGGTGCACCCTTTGTGTTCCCGGTCAGCACTGCACCAGTCAACGCCGCTGCAGACTATTTTGGCAGGGTGGGCTTTGTGCTGACGGGAGATATGCCATTCGCAGGATATCCAGACAACTTCCACGGTGTTGAGCCGCAACTATCGCTTGCTTTTGCGTCCACGATGGCGTATGGTCTACTTGAAGTAGTGGCAGATGATGACCAAGAGATGCAAAATGAAATGGACATCTCAGGGCGCTGGGGGATGTACTCGAGCAGTTGGGCCAGACAATTCGCGGTTGGGCAGTGTGCACTGAATCGGTCGTTAGCGTTGCCGGTGGGAATGTGGAATGACGCGGTCTCGAACACCCAGTTTTCCGAGGTAAACGCCCTCGTTATGGGGATGTTCATTGCGGGGCTGTCCGAGAGTTGGGCAGGCGCGAAATATGGCAACCACATAGCACGCATACAAGAGAAGGTGACGGGGAACAAGATACCACGTGACAGGGACGGCAACACTGTGTGGTCCTACCACTGTATACCACCATTCGGCTTCATGCTACCAATTGGGGTTGCAGGCGCATTGTCAGATACAGTGTTGCAACTACTTGCGGACGTGTGGCTCCATAGAACGATGCAGAAACCATACATTGAAACCGCACCCTGGTTGCCGAGGTATAAGGAACTGGCGGGCATATATGAAAAAGGTAGTCAGATGCTCCCTCTACCGGCACCGGGCGGCGGCTATACGATACCAATAAAAGACAGCAGACGGTACCCGGAGATAGGGATAGACACAATGCCAGAGATCGACGGCGTGGAGATTTGGAATAGCAGGCTCATCTGGCACGTCATGGG